ATAGTATCTTTCAGCAGATCCATATCTAGCAAAATTAGCAGGATCGGAAAAATCTACAGAAGATAAATATCTCTCTTTATCTACTATTAGTTCTTCAACATATCCTTGAGATTCTGCTTGTTGATATAAATCTTCAAGAACTTTCTTTGTTACAACTTTTTCTGATGTTTTTCCAAACAGGTCTTTTAATGCCATGTTTACTCAACCCTAAATTTAAATGTATCCTTAAACTCTTTTAATGTACTTCCGTCCCACGTAGCTAATTTTATACCATATCCATAATCTTTTTCAAAAATATTCATATCTATCTCAAAATAATTGCCATTTGAATCATATGAAGTTTTTGAATATGCTAATGAACCGGTAGAATAATCTACTATGGTGTAATTATCATTGAGTCTAAAAATTTTATAATATAAATTAGGAATTGATGTATTTTCTACATTATTATAGGCAACTGTATAAATTGTTGGCTGCCATCCACGTTCACGAACAAAAATATTCATTCTGGCTTTTTCATTTTGGCTATATAATGCCTTAAGGTTAGTAATATTATAAATATATTCCGTTTGTGAACTTACTGTATCGTTTTCTCGCTGATATATATCAAAAGAAGCTGAGAAATATTTAATAGAAGACGTTAATGGATTAACCCATTTATCATATACAACGCTAGCAGTTGTATCTATTGCTACCTGTGCCCTATAAATGCCGGGTAACGGATTAGAAACGCTTGAATAAGCAGCGGTTATTTCATTAGTAAATGCAGCATCTGTATAGAATTTAATTGCTGGTATAGGATTATTTACTATATTTTTAAAAGACCCGCCTGCTTTATTATAAAAATACAAATTCATTGTATTATCTGCGGCGTTTAATAATGAACTTGAGGCATAAAAGTTATTTCTATCGTCAACAACAGTCGGATTCCAGCGAGCTTCTATACATGGTCTACTGAAATAAAATTCTGAACCACGTGCAGAAAATTTCTTTGTATAAAAGCTCGTTAATGCCGAACCATCTTCAAAAGATGAAGAAAGCTTAACTAATAAACCATTATTAGGTAATGTGCCGGTCATCCATGATTCTACAATGTCCGTAATATCTAATTCTATATCCTCAAGACCGGTTTCAAAATAATATTTTAAATCATATCCAGAGCCGGTAATAAAATCACTACCCTCTTGTATCCACTTAGAACCGCTGCCTGCATACAGCCAAGTGCTGCCATACCCGCCTGTACCCGAAACAAATCCTTTATCGGTATATCCTTCCATATCCAAACCATATCCCTCTTCCCAAGACTGACTTAGGGGATTGATTGTTGCATAGAACTTTCTTGGAACTGAAAATGGATGTTTTACATTGAAAAGTCTTAAATAAAATTGTACGCTACCGCTATTTGGAAGAACACCAGAAAAACGATTTAAAGAAATCTCGTCAGCTGGAAATTGAACTAGGATACGGCTTTTTTCCAGAGAGGAACTTCCTACTTGGGCATAAATAGAAAACATTTCTAATGAATCTGCTTCGCCCATATTGGAATCTACACCACGGTATTTTAACCCTTCCATATAAGCGTTTGTAATTGTAGTGTCTTTGTTCGCTACGAATTTTTTAATAGACATTAGAGAATAGTTCCTTTAATATCACTATTGGGGAATTTTAATTCCATTATTACGTTTAATGGAACATTAATATATCTTCCATCTGAGGAAGTGTTCACATCAAAATTAAACTGAGAATCGGAATAATTTCCGCCAACGCGCCGTATAATTTTTACTTCTTTTACATCAATAACGCCTTTTACTTTTCTAAGCGAATCGTAAACTGCCGTAATCATCAATGGTTCGCCAAAATCCATAGTCATAGAAAAATCTTGTTTTAATTGACTTACCGCATCAGTTAATATATCATACTTTGAACGGTCATTAGAGCCAAGAACTGTAAAATTAATACCAAAATTTACAACCTTTCCATCTAAAATATCAATTGAATCATTAATCATTTTATTGCGCAATAACCAATTCTTTAAATTATTTTTGACTGATTTGTTGGGCGCTGTTAAAAATCCATCAACATTTTCACAAAGAACATATAAATTCAAATTTCTTTTTAGTGAACTATCATTTCTTCTTATAGCAACACGCTTAATAGAACCATATTTATTTGGCATAGAGTAAACAAGAGATTTATAATCTTTCTCTGTAACAGCACGCCCCTGCGCAGAAAAAGAATTTTCTATTCTACGTTTTAGTTCGTCAGAATCTATTGAAGCCATATCTCCTAATAACGGAGTTTGATTTGTTACTTCTAGACTTTGTTTTACTGAATTTAAAGTTGTTTTTGTTAAGATTTGTTCATCATTAAATTCAAATATAGAAGTGACTACTTTGGTCAATTTATTAGAAGCAAAATTAACTTGTGAATTATTGTTGTAGCGGTATGTGATAATCAAATCAGTATTTGATGGGGCAATTCCAAATTTATCACTATTTAAAAGCTTGTTAGGATCAAAAAAGTCACTAGAAATATAGTCCTTACCAAACATATTTAATACAACATCGGTCGGTTCTGCTAGCATATTATCTCTATTATTGATTACTACATCAGAACTTGCTCCAAATTGAAGTGTCGTAGTAGATAAATTTTTATCAACAGAAAATCTTCTAGGAACCATAAAAGGTTTTATGATTTCTTTTGCTAAAGCAGCATCGTTTAAATCACGATTAGTTATAGACTTATAAACTATATTTTGTGCTAAGTTATCAACTTCAAAATATTCATTTCCTTCACGATCATAAACAGACAAAATTTCAATTATATTTAATTGAGATAATCTCAAATTCAAAAATTTTTGATAATTTCCTACTGAGATGGTTTCAGTACCAATTATACCTGATATTACCGTTCCTTGGGATTTTAAAACATAAAATAATGGCGCACCAGTATCTGGATCTTGCAAACTAACTCTAGGCGCTTCTTGCGTATTATCAAATCTAACATCTTCATTTAAGATGAATCGCGCTCCTGAAGCAGTAGAAAAGGCACTACCTTTTTTTAAAATTGGTATATAATTTAAATCTGGTCCTACCGACCCCAATCCTGCCGGTACGTTAATATAAAAAGTGGCTATTCCTGTTGATGAATTATCGTTTGAATATTTAAATCCAACCGTTCTTCCGTGTTTTATAATATTTGAAAATTCAACAGAGGTATCTAAAAAAGACTCATTTGCTTGATAATCAAGATAAAATGATAATATGTCTCCAACATATGAGACAGTATCAAGCATTAAAGAACCGAAAGAACTTTGATTAAAATCCTTATAAGAATCAGGATAATAACTCTTTGCATGCTGTATCAAATCATTTTTGATACTTTCATAATCACGACTAGTATAGTTAATTGGAACTATTTTTTTGGCCATTTAGGTATCCTCAACACTATAAATAGACTAAGAAACAATATTTAGTTCATCTTTTATGTTTAAAGATGGTACAGAATAGCCAATTTTTATATATATAGTATTTTCTTGATTAGAATCCGGTTGAGAAAATTCAATTTGTTCTATTTGTATATATGACAAATATTTTTTGATTTGATCCTGTATTCTAGTTTCTATATTATTTCTAAGATCATCATTGTCTTGTTCAAAAATATATCTTTTAATTCCAACTCCAAACTTAGAATCCATCATTCTTTCGCCGGGTGATGTTAATAATAACATTTTTAAATTTTGTTTAATTGTTTCTTGTATTGTTTTGTTTAAGCCATATACCCCATCTTGGCCTTTATCAAACATTAATGGTAATTTTGGTGAATATCCTTGCATAATTTTTACCTTTTAATAAATAGTTTATGTATCATTTCTATTATTTCTATTATTTCTCCCATTTCTTCTATTTCTATTGGTTGTATGGTCTGATTTTGGATTGGTGGCTGCTACAAACTCTGTAGTTCTTATACCCTTGGCATAAGCAATAAGCGCAGATTGTGCAGATAATATCGCTTTTTGTCTTATATCATTATAGGCATCTTCCCAATTGGCATATGAAGAACCATCTTTAAGTTTTGGAGTTGATGATTTCATTAAAGGCGTCAAAT